GTCCTGTACACCCCCTAGAGACCGGTGGCTCTTGTCATCGGCTCTAGTTTTAGTACAGGTCCTACCTTGGTGTTTCACGCCAAGGGAGGCTTCAGTCTTTATGAGTAAGATCTCTAAAAATCAGAGTAACGCAAGTTACAAAGATTCTTAAGTACCTTGTCTCCAAGGATTGCGCCTACACGAGCAATTGTGTAGGAAGCCCGCTCACTGAATACCTTATCGGAAAGAGGGAGTGCCAATGTACGTAAGTGCATGGGCCACTCTCCTTTTCCAATAGTATCAATGAGGTAGGCTTGCTTCTGAATCTCCAGCCATTTCTCACACACCTGACCGTAAACGTTCAGGAGTGGGATACTGGAAGGGAGGTCAGGAGCCACAGCCTCAATAGATGGAGAATCTACACCGAGAACCTCCATGGTAATCTTTTCGGCCAAAACGCCGATTGGGTCACCAGGGCGGTCAAGAGGATTCTCTTCAGCAAAGCACTCAACGGCGGTACCGGATAGGATAGAAATACCCTGATCTGGTGTCAACGTTGGGAGCTGGAGCTTCCACAATTTAATAATGGTGTTCAAGCCATCATTAGCTTGTAAAGCGCCGGCCATGATTAACATCATGGTCTCGCTGAGGAGGGCCCTCTTGCTAAGCCTAGCAGCAAACTTGCTGTTAGCCTTAAGAACTCGAGAGTAGAAACCATCTACAGTGGAGGGGATTCCGCAAGACCAAGTCCAACCCTTCTTCTGCTCCTGCATCAAAAGTGTGACTAGTAAGTAAAAACGCTTACTGGTCTCATTTAGTGCAGAAATAGGAAAAGGGGTGATCTCAGTCCCATTAAGGACCAATCGCTTGGCAAACTCAAAAAGTTTGCTAGAGCGGTGGCTCTTAATGTCGGAAATCTCTACACCCAATCGAGACATGGTATCCAAATATAATTCTGCCAGGCGGTGATCTCCGATAAGGACATCATCACCAAGTAGAACATATTTGGAATCCTTCCAAGGAATATTAAGCTTCTTGCAGCACCAATACATAACGTAGTGATGAGCAATAGCAAAACTATTCCAGGAAGAATAGGCCCCCATTGGGTTACCAGTAAGGTAACTGACCTTATCAGTCAACTTACCTTTCTTGTAATCAAAGGGGAGCCCAATCATGACATACTCCCAGGACTTAACAAAAGATTCGGGAAGCAACCCGGACAAGACCATACTGATAATACTGATCGGAAAACGATCGGTAGCAGCAGTAAGATCTAGTGAGTAGTAATACTCCCAGGTCTTGGTTTTTTCTAGGAAACTTCCTTGATCAAATGTACAGTCTTGAGGAATCTTTCGAAGTACCTTGAATAGGTACAGATGGAAACCTCGTAGTACGGTTTGGGACCAATAGTCCAAAATCGCAACTACGCGGACCTTCTGCTCCATGTCAGGGAACCAAGAAAGTCGACGAAGTGTAGATCCGACCACAGGGTATACACTGGGAGGAAGTACTTTAAAGACAGAAGCTAACAGATCAACAAGATCTGAAAACTTCTTTCCTCCAAGTACCTTTAAGTTAGAAAACAGAGTGAAATTCTCTGCAACCAATTTAAAGTCAACCATACTACACCAGAGAGCATGACCGTTAGGTCCGCTCTTTGTTGTCATATGGAAGTCTTTCCAGTATACACCTCGAGGGACCCAGTTCTTACTGGGTCGGTAACCTAGGTCCTTCCAGAATTGGACCCTATATTCAGATATATCAAAAGATGCCTCCCTTTTGGGAGGGCTGATGATAGTCTGAATATCAGGATCCTTTCCTAGAGAAAGTGCACGGGTAGCATAAAGTACAGTAAGTACTAGGCGCAAATAAATGCGTGTAGTATCCTTACGAATACAATCTGCCAACTGTGCGCCTAGGGCCTTAGGAATACCGTCCTTGAAGACTGGTACACCACTGACCTTCTTACCAGGAAACTCCCCAGAGAGACTATGTAAAAGGGCCAGGCGAGTTAACTTGCAAAAGTTAACAAGTCCGGTCTTTCCACGAGTCTTGAGGATAGTTTCCATGTGAGAAAGCAAGTAGGAAAACTTACCCATTTGGACTGACTGTTGAGAGGTGAAACTCTCAACAATCCAGGCCAAGATACTCATTAGCATCTTAGCCCAGTTCTTAATAAGAGCTGAGTTAAATTTGCGAATGAATGTCTTGGTGTGGGTCCTAGTACTTTACAAGTGACTAGGGCCCCTCTAAATAGGTGACAAACCTATAAAAGAAGGGTTTGGTACTTGGGGGGAGCGGGAACCATGGGAACAACCACCCCATGGACACGTCTCAGGGGGGAGCGAAAGC